CGGGGCTATATTTACATTTTGGAGGCTAATCCGCCCAGCCCCGGCAGGCACAGGTGTTCAATCTCACTCACCACCATTTTTTACGAATCCTCGACAGGCATTGCTCATTTTTTCATCGTCCCCGATTTCGGACAAATCCCTGTAAATAGCCTTTAAAACAACATACAATTCCCATCAATTTTGGAGCAAACCCTAACAAAACTGCCACTTCTCTGCGAAATATGGGGCTTTGGGACGAATGGCGACTTTCTCTTTGCTCTGTCGAGTCTTTCGTAGAGTGTGGGCTACTCTGAATCTCGCTGTTGCAATACGAGTTGGGGCAACTATTACTAAGGAAAATAATTTTCTTTTTTAGTGGCGTTACCGAAGAAGTCAAGGCTACTATAAGAGCAAGGGCAACTTTTTTCTTTTTAAAGGCTTGACAAATAAAGAAATTAATGTTATAATATGATTGAGGGATATTTTTATGCTCTCACAGAATAAGAAATTATCGTTTCTAACCACTTTACGAGCTATCTCAACTTTATGTAATAGTTAAGAAACGCTGAGCACCTCGATTGTGCTTTTATGGCGATATACGGTCTTTTGGCGAAAAAAATAGTGAAAAGTTAGTGGCGAAAAAAAGGGGGTATTTTAAAAGTTAGTGGCACGGTTTTTCGGCAAAAACAGGCTCTTTAGTATGCTAAAGTGCGCTTTGTGAAACATTTTGTGAAACAATTTTGAAAGGTGGTATAAGATGTTAGTTGAAGAAAATGAAGATTACTATTTAGTGGGCAAAAAAAGTGGTGAAGTAAAGGGAGAAGTGATAGGTGGTTCAACAATTGAAAGTCCAGATCAAAAGAAGCGAAAGAAAGAAATAATGGATAATAAGTCTCAACAAAAATTATTCACTAAAAGTGAGTGCGGCAAATTCTTTTGGAGTTTATATGATGTGGGGGCAGATTACTTCCCTGAAGTTTCTGATGCTATGCTTTCAAGAATTATTTATTTGATGACCTATCTTCCCTATGACAGTAACTACTTGGTGATTAGAAAAAATGCAAGTGTTCCATATAGACCAATGTTAAAGGATGATGTCAAAAATGTTATTGGTTTAACTAAGCAATGGTTTGAAGATTTTTGGGTGTCTTTGATGCAAACGGGAATTATTAATGAGCAAGAAGATGGCAAGCTTGTTGTGTGTGATAAATTTAGGCGTGGCAGAATGGGAAAGAAAGCAAAACAAAATATGACAGCTATCAAAATTTTTGATGGGGCAGTTAAATATGTGTATGAGCATACTACTACTAAATCCCATAGGTATTTAGCATATCTTTACAGGCTTATACCTTATATTAATTCGACATATAATGTGTTTTGCTCTAATCCAGAAGAAACCAATAAGGAAAAAATCAAATGGTTAACTGCAAAAGAGATGTGTTGGATTCTTGGGTTGGACGATACTCATGAAAAAAGGGTGGTAAACACTTTGTTTAAATTATCATTTATTGATAAAAATGGAGATAGTAGAAGTGTAATAAAGATGTTGCAAGACGTAAAAAATGGTGAGACACGTAGGTTTATTACCATTAATCCACAGTTCTATCAAGGATATTGTATTACTCCTACTGAAGCTACAACGCTTATGAGGGAATTTTTATTAGAGGATAGAGAGGTGATTGATTGTGAAACTTCGTGATTATCAAAATGAATGTATAGAGACTCTTGACCGTAAAGGTTCTGGTCGTTGGCTTGTGCAGATGGCAACGGGACTTGGAAAGACTGTCGTATTTACTCATATGAAGCGACAGGGACGTATGTTGATACTCTCTCATAGAGAGGAACTTGTCAATCAGCCACTAAAATACTTTGATTGTTCTACTGGCGTTGAGATGGCGGATAAAAAATCTAATGGTGAAGAAGTTGTGTCGGCTTCAGTTCAATCGCTCATTCGTAGGCTCGGAAAGTTTAAAGGTGATGAATTTGATACCATTGTGGTTGATGAAGCACATCATGCAGCGGCTAAGTCTTATAGGACAATTCTCAATCACTTCAAGGCAAGACAAGTAGTCGGATTTACAGCTACGCCTAATCGTGGCGACAAGGTGCGACTCAATGATGTGTTTGATGAAATTGTATTTGAGCGCAATCTACGTTGGGGCATTGAGAACAAATATTTGAGTGATATAGACTGTAGGCGTGTTGATATAGGATATGATCTTACTAATGTACATACGAGACAAGGTGATTTTGCTCAAGATGAATTAGCGAAGGAAATGGAAGGAACTGAAAAGGCTATAGCTGAAGTGTATAAGAATTATGCCAAAGGAGCTACATTAATTTTCGCATCATCTGTCAAACACGCTGAAGCTATAGCAAAGAAAATAAAAGGTGCGGTTGTTGTAACGGCTCAAACCAATAATCGTGCAGAGATAGTTAAGGATTTTACAGAAAGAAAAATACCTTGCATTGTCAATTGTATGATATTTACCGAGGGGACTGATTTGCCTTTGGTGGAAACGGTGATTATTGCAAGACCTACTCAGTCAGATGCCTTGTATGCTCAAATGGTCGGCAGAGGGCTTCGACTTTGCGAGGGTAAGGAGAAATTAAGGCTAATTGATTGTGTTGGTGTTACTGGCAAGAGAGATTTATGTACAGCTCCTTCTCTGCTCGGACTTGACATCAGTGTGCTTGATAAGAATAAGCGCAATAAGGTCGAGGGAGACTTGCTGAAACTTGATGAAGTTATTGAAAGACTCACAGACACCCCAAAGGTTTGGATAAAAAGCATTGAGAATGTGCGTCTTTGGGGAGAAGAACAAGGATATAATCTACATGATGTCAATTATTGCCGTATGCCAGATGGTTCATTTATTTGCAATCTACCTAAAGGCAGAAGAATAACAATTCCCTGCCCTGATGTAATGGGTAATGTAATTTCGCAAGCAACAGGCAGATCAATACCCATACAAGAAGCCTTTGATAAAACTCGCAAGTTTCTTGAAAGAAATTATAATGATAGTAAGAATATTTGGGATTCAAGATCTTCACGAGGTTGGGCAAGAGAACACGCTTCTGATAAGCAAATTGCTTTTATAAAGAAAAATTGCAAGGAATATTTAGATGATATCAACTTCTCTTGGCTTACAAAATTAGAAGCATCTCAAATAATTTCAAGAATTTCTTATGAAATTTCAAAAAGCCCTTGACAAACATGCAAATTAGTGGTATAATATAATCAGAAAAGAGGATGGTCTATTTCTATGTCCTCACAAATCAACAAATGAGAGAAGGTGAATTTATTGGATGATTACATGGCTTACAGGCAGACGATATTAGAGCCGTGGGAGGATAACTACACGGATAATATACAGAGTGACTACGATGCCTATGACACCTATCAGGGCTGTCGAGGGTGGTACGAATATCAAAAGGAGTGGAATTGATGTTATATCCGGCGCAACTATACAAAGAAGAATTGAAACGAAAACTCATCGGCTGTTGGTATAAACCTGAGTATGACTATTACTTTTGTGGTGAATATAGCGAATTTACCGTTCCCGATACGACAATGTGGCGCAGAGACTTCGTTCATCTGGACAAAGATGGCGAGGTAGATGGATATTTTTCGTATCACTACAACGAAGTCGCGAAATCGCTTAGTCAGTTTGGACTTATATCATTTACGGGCAAAGGTGGAGCATTCATGGCGGACTGCATACGCCATATCGATAAACTCATCGCTGAAGGGCTGCACAGAGCCGAGTGGTGGGTTGTAGCGGATAATGAACACGCTGTAAATATATACAAGAAAATAATAAAGCGTTATGGTGGCGTGGTAGCAGGATACTTACATGATTGCAATTACTTTGGCGGAAAATATCATGATAGTATTATGTATGAAATATTATTTGACTAAGGAGTAGAAGTATGTGGATTGACGGTAAGTTTATGAGTGAGACTGAAATTTCAGCCTATATAAAACAGATTAAACAAGACTCTTACAAAGAAGGATATCTAAAGGGTGTAGATACTATTTCTAAGGAGTTGTCCTCTGAGATGTCTCAATTGGACAGAGAGAAGAACGCATACAAGCAAGAATTAATCGACACTCTAAAGAAGGCAACCATTTGCATTATGGGTGATAAGGATTGTGATGGATGTATGTATGAGTATTGCCCCGGTGAGTGTCCCACACAATTAAGAACCTACGCAGCTAAATTAAGACTGGAGGAATTGAAATGATTTTAAAGAACAAATACAGAATATTTAGTATTGATCCTATGGATCTGAAATGGTGTAAAAAGAAAGGAACTTATTGTCCGAAGGATGAATTTGGATGGTTCTGCGATGACTGCCATAGATAAATTATGGTAGGAATTTATAAAATAAAGAACAAGATCACCCATAAAGTATACATTGGTGAGAGTATAAATATCGCACAACGCTGGAACACTCACAAGTCAGAACTTCGCCGTGGTACGCACCACTCAGAACGATTGCAAAAAGAATGGAAGAAATACGGAGAGAAGGCATTTCGGTTCTCTGTGGTAGAACGTTTCTGGTTTACCAAGTATGCCAATCCCAATAAACTTAAAATAGCCTTGTTGATGAGGGAAGGTTATTGGATGGATAGATACAATTCTATCTATGACTATAACAATGAGGATAGCATAGGCGACTTGAAAAAATTTGCTGATATCGGAAGGGGTAATCCGAAATTCAAAAAGTATAAACGATATCGGAGATTTATTAGGCGAAATATGATTTTCGCAAAACGGTGGATGCCACATATTTTAGTGGCGACACTGTATAATCCAATAGTCAAACTTGCACTGTTGGGATCATTAGTTTA